TCGGAGACGCATACGCCTGCGGAGAGGTCGTCGAGACTCAGGATGCAGTCGGTCGCATGACCTCGCTCCACATCGACGGCAAGTCCGTGCAGGACGGCACGCCGAGTCCGAGCGCACCCGTGCCGATTAGGAGCGTAGAGTCGCGCAACATCCTCCCGCCGACCGTGTACAACACGGCAGCCGTTGGCTCCGCGATTGGAAACGGCTCGGAGTGGCGGTCAATGTACTGCGCGGTGGAGCCTAACACTCAGTACACGGTCATGCGCGAGACGGTGGAGGGCAACAGGTTCAGAATCTACTGGGCAAGTGAAGAGCCAGTCGTCGGCGTTACCATACGCGACCTGTTCACATCGAACGACACGGCAACGAGCGTCACGGTGGAAACGCCTGCGCAGGCAAGATGGCTATATATCTATCTTGCAAACGATGGCTCTGCTATTTCTCCGAACAACGTGAGGGTTGCCGAGGGCGATGTTTCGCAGATAACGCCATATGGAGCCATCTCGATCGAAACCGTCGGCAAGAATCTATGGGGCGGCTCCCGCCTTCTAAGCGACATCAGCAGGAACTCCTCGAACTACACGATAGGCTCGAACGAGTACGGCGGCTACATCAGTTTCGGCGGCTCCACCGTCAGCGGCAAGGTTCTGTTCTCCGGACCGTTCAAGGAAGGTGCGCAGTACACGCTCATCCTCTCCGTGGGCAACGCGAACAGCTCGAACGCGACCAATCTTCGCGTTTACTACACGGACGGCACGAACTCGCTGGTCAGACGAACGTCGAGCGCGACGGACGGCATCCCCGAGACGCTCGTCTACACCACAGCGGCGGGCAAGACCGTAGCCAGCATCAGCGGTGTGAATGCGAGCGGCACCACATACCTCTACTACGACGAGTGCGGCGTATTCGAGGGCATGGTCTCCGCCACGGAGTACGAACCCTACCAAGGCACCACCACTCCCATCGACATCCAAGGCAACGCGCTCCGCTCACTGCCAGACGGCACCGAGGACGCGCTGGATGTGGCGGAGGGTAATAAGACGCTCACCAAGAGGGTTGGCGCGGTCGTGTTCGATGGGTCGAGCGACGAGAACTGGCGCGTCGAAGCACTCGGAACTACTGGCTCGAATTTCTACATCGCGGTTTCGGATGCCGCGCGCGGCATCTACGGCAACAGGATTATGCTGACGTCGTGCCAAGCGTGTACCAGCAATTTCGCGCAGAAAGACCGCGGCTTCATCAGCAACGGCGGTAATCTCAACCTTACCGTCGGCGGTACATTGGGCATCAGCACCATTGCGGATTTCAGGACATGGCTCGCCACCAACCCCGTCACCGTGCTCTACCCGCTCGCAACCCCTCAGACCATCGACCTCGGCACCATCGACCTGCCCTACTGCACCGACACCGCCTATGTGGACGCTATGGTGCAGCCGAATATTTGCGTCGGTTGGAAAACGGACAACATCACGGCTGGCGGAGACGAGGCATCGTGCTTCACCGTCCCGTATCCGTTCGGCTCCGACTTCACCATATTCACGTCGGTCGAGGACGGAGACGATTGGGGCACCAACAGCCTAGAGGTTATGTCCACGAACCCGCTTCTCAAAGACCCGTGCCACGCATGGAGCTGGGACGGCGGGCAGTTCCTGCTTGAGGCGAGCAACGACAACCTCGTCACCGAGAGGACGCTCAAGCCCGTCTACGAGACGAACGCGCTCAACGCGAGGGAGCACGAGAGCGTGTCCTTCGCAAAGACCATCGGCGGCGAGTTCTCCGCCAAGGGAATGCTTATCGACAACGTGACGGAATCCACCGTGGAGCAGCTTATCGCGCTCACCAAGGCGCAGCACGTGTTCTACAGGGCACCGTCTGGCGAGACTGCCGACGTTGCAATCGTCGGCGTCTCCTACACGAGTCACCCAGAGCACTCGTTCGTTCAGGTCGATATGGTTGAGGAGACCGTATGATTGACTGGCGAGACCAGCGGCACTCGAACGTAATCAAGGTGGCGATGGTGTCACCCACCAACCTAGAGGACGTGTACGGGGAGCTTGAGGGGGTTGACCTCTCAGGCTCCTCGCTTTCCGCTGGCTACTACACAGACACTCGGACTCAGGGAAGCATCGCAGTCGTAGGCGATGGGTGGATTAGAGGCTCGTTCCTCAGAATCACGCACGAGATTCCAGAGTGGGACTTCTCTAGGGACTTGGGAACCTACCTAGTCACCGATGACGGCGCTTCGAGGAGCAACGGCGTCTGGCACTACGACCTCCAATTGCAGTCCATGCTGTTCGCGCTTTCCACCGAGAAGGCGCGGACACCGTGGACTATAGCGAAGGGCGCTAGGGCTAAGACGGCCATGAAGCAGATTCTCGAATCCGCTGGCAGGCCTTACATCGACGTTTCATCCAACGACTACATCTTCGGCGCACCGCTGGTCATGGACTCAGGGCAGACGCTCCTATCGAGGATGTTCGCCCTCACCCAGCCTTCGGGCAACCGACTCGATGTGGACGGCAGGGGATACGTCACCATATCGCCGTACATCCTCCCCGACTCCAAGGTTCCGCAGCTCGAAATCGACCTCGCAGACCCGAGGGGAATCGCGCACGACGATTTGGAGCGCACGACCGACTGGTTGCAGATGCCCACCGAGGCCGCCGTGTCCTTCAAGTACTCGACAACCGAGAACGGCAGCTCAGTCCAGCACGAGATAAACGCATGGGCAACCGTCTCGGCGGACAGCCACGCATCTAGGGCGATAAGGGGATACGTGGTCACGGACTTCCGCACGGTATCCGACCTCAACCCGCAGACTCAGGCCGAGGCTCAGAGGCTTGCGAACCTCTACCTCAAGGGAGATTCGCGCGAGCACATCGAGTGGAACCTAACAACGCAGTACCTCCCCATCTGGGAGGGCGATGTAATCGCGCTCAAAATCCATGACGGGCAGAGCCAGTACCGTGGCGTGAGGAAGTGCTTGGTCAAGAACGTGGAGCTTGACCTCCAATTCATGACCATGCAGCTCACGCTCAAGGAGACTTCTTCGGGGGATGATAATGAGTAAGACGATTAACGACCTCGCAGGCCTTCTCTACTCCGATAGACGCGCCGAGGTGAGCGAGACCGCTCCCAGCAAGACAGCGACCATCTTCGGCACCGCTGCTGGCAACTCCGCTGACGGAACGGTTCCCGTCGTTATCTCCGATAACGTCACGCAGCCAGACGAATCCGACAGCACCGTTGTCGAAATCCCGACCGTGCCGAACGTTGTCGAGGGTGACGAGGTAATCGTCTCGCTGGTGGGCGGTGAGCTTAAGACACCGTATGTGTCGGGCGTTGTCGGCGAGGGCGATAGGCTCAACTCTGCCATAGAGACGGCTGGGACGATAGCGGACGAGGCTCTGTCAATCGCCGAGGCCACCAACCAGCACTTCTGGTCGGACTCTAACGGCGCTCATGTAACGGAGGTCACTCAGGAGGAGTGGAGCGATTCGTCTGGCAGTAAATACCAGACTGGCGCTAACTCGCTGTGGAACTCGCTCGGTATGCTGTTCCGCAAAGGATTGACCAACCTCATGGCTCTTGTCGTGGATGACCCAGATGACGAAGTGCTGGGAACCACGGGAGTCGCAATCTTCGATGGTAAGGACAACAACCAAGAGAACATCGTGGCCAGCTTCACGGACGATGGTGCAACGATTGGCAAAGGCGATGAAGCCCATGTCGGAATTATGCCCACGGGCATGGAAATTTTCGGAAGATATGGAAAGAACGACAGGGTTGCGGCGATTGTCTCGAATGCACCGAACGAGCGCATAACCTACGAGTGGGTCGGTAGAGCGGTTGGGGATACACCGTATTCATATTCGATAGACACTTACCTACAGGAAATACCAGACTTCTCGCAGCGAACAGTCAAGGTCAGCCCATATACAACTGGTCAAACGCCAAGCACGATGGCTTACTGGGAAGTCGAGTTCTCTGATTTTGGAACCCAAACAGCATCTGGCGTAACCGTCACGCTTTCCGATGACGGCGAAAAAGCGCATCTTACGGTTAGCGGCGAGTACGACCCAAGCCCGCTTGATATTCTGAACAAATCTGTATACGCCACATACTACTCAACGTTCTACGAGCCTTCCTATGTGTTCGGCAATGACGTTTCTGCGAGTCGGTATGCATTTGCTGCTGGAATGAGCGTAACAGCATCGGGCGATGCTTCACAGGCGTTCGGATACAACGTGGTCGCAAGCGGGATGTACGCGCACGCAGAGGGGTATTCGAGCGAAGCCACTGGCTCATACTCGCACGCCGAGGGGGAGTCAACGGCAAGCGGAGCTGGCTCGCACGCCGAAGGCGCTGCAACAGCGCAAGGCACGCACACTCATGCAGAAGGCGGCTCGATGACGCTTGCGAGGGGAACGGCTTGCCATGCGGAAGGTACTCAGACAACAGCCAAAGGGAACCAATGCCATGCAGAGGGTTATCAAAGCGTTGCACAAGGAGACGCTGCCCACGCGCAGAACATTGGAACTATTGCAAATGGCGAAGGCCAGACCTCTATCGGTAAGTGGAATATAGAAAACTCAAACTACGCCCTCATAATCGGCAACGGAACGTCTGATACAGCCCGCTCCAATGCGCTCACCGTGGACTGGTCTGGCGATGTTGACGCCGCTGGCACAGTTTCCGATACGGGCTACAAGCAGACTGGCGGAAACGTCACGCTGGACGCGACGAGCAAGGCAGCATGGCGCACCGCACTTGCACCCGATGTGCTCTATGAGCATGCGTTCCCCACGGGAACGGGCGTGACGGCTGCGGCAACGTCCATCACGCTATCGGAATCGGCGGCAAATTACAGCTACATGCGAATCATCTACAGCAACAACGCCGAGCTGTACAAGTCCATCACGGTCTACCAGCCGAACGGCAAGTCGGTGGTGCTCGACCTCATGACGGGCAGTCAGACTGGCACCGCGACGATGTGGCTCAAAGGCTCCACGTGGAAGATAAACGGCACGTCCATGACGAAGCTTGCCGAAAAGACTTTGGATATCGCCAACGGCGGCGCATCCAACAACGTCGCATCGACCAATCAGATTCACGTTCTACGAGTGGAGGCATGGTAATGAGAAGAGGAGAACACGATGCCCGAATATCTTGACGTTTTCGTTGCACCCATCCGCGATTCGGATGTGGCGAAGGTGCTTGTCATCGCCGTCATGGCGCTGACCGTGGCCGATGTGGTTTTCGGCGTGCTCAACGCGCTCATCCACAAGGAGTTCCAATCGAGCAAGATGCGCGAGGGCATCGCCCACAAGTCCACCACCGCAGGCGCAATATTCGTTGCCTGCATCATCGACGCGACCATCAGCGCAGGAGTGGATTTAGGCTATCCCGCGCCCGTTCTCGCCTCGGTGTGCAGCTACATCATCCTCATGGAAGTCGCGTCCCTGCTTGAAACCTTCGGAAAACTCAATCCGCAGTTCCAAGGCTCGCCCTTGTATCAGTTGCTCGCGGCAAGCCACGTAGTGGAAGGAGAACAGGATGCCTAGCGCGGAGGAATTGGAGCAGCTATTGGAGAATGCCGAAGACCATCTCGATGCCTACGAGATTTCCCGACTTGAGACCATGCGCCGCGCGGCGGAGTTCATGAACCTGCATGACGAGCAATCCGATTACGCGATTGGAGGCAAGCATGGGAACCAAGAAGGAGCTTCTGAACTGGGCTAGGATGCAGGTAGGCACCAAGGGCGGCTCGAAATATTGGTACGACGTGTACGGCTGGTCTGGTGGCGGCTACCCGTGGTGCGCTGTCTGGGACTCCGATGCCTTGCAGCAGTCCGATACCGACTGCGCATACTTCCCGTCAACCTATGCGTTCGACAAATCCGACATGCCCAAGATAGGCTCCGCATGGGTTGACCCTTACTCTCTGGTCGAGGGCGATATGGTGGCCTTCGACTGGGATAGGGATGGTTCTGGTGACCATGTTGGAGTAATCGAGTCGGTAATCTCCTACGGCTACTATCGCACAATCGAGGGCAACGTCTCGGATATGTGCGACTACCGCTGGCGCAAGGTGACCGATGGAATCATCGGCGGCATCAGGCCGAGGTACTCCGACGAACCCTCTGGCAAGCTGGTCGTTGACGGCTACTTCGGGAAGATGACGTGCTTGGAGTTGCAGGTGACCCTGCAAAGGCACGGCTACTACACCGCGTACTACCTCGACGGCGATTTCGGCTACTACACCAAGCTGGAACTACAGAAGTACCTGCGGCATCTCGGCTACTACGGAACCGAGTTCCTTCTCGACGGCGATTTCGGCTACTACTCCGTGCTCGCCCTCCAAAGGTATCTCCGAAAGCTCGGCTACTACGGCAACGAATACTACCTCGACGGCGATTGGGGATACTACACCACCGTCGCGCTGCAACGCGCCCTCAATGATGGGAAGTTCTAGGCGAACCGCGCGGCGTGACCCCAACCGCGCTAACGCAAAAAGCCCCCTCCACATGGAGGGGGCTTCTTTTTTTATGGCTTGTATATCCCGTATCCGAATATCTCGAACATGTGCAGCAGGTGTATGCCCATCGGCGTGCTTATCCCTCTAGTCCAGTAGCCTATCGTGTTCTCGTTTACGCCCAGCTCCTCCGCAAGCTCCGCATACGTGAGGTTGCTCTTGACCAGATTCCGCCTCAACCATGAGGGCAAGTCCTCGATAAGGTCGCTCAGCTCGTCTCTAGCCACTTCCACCCCTCCATATCCAGAGCCTTGAGGTAGCTCGTAGGCTTCTCGGTTTCCAGATACCACAGGCCGTCATCCCATTTGAAATGAAGCAGGCGGTTGTGCACCTTGCCGTGGCAGTACGGCATGTTGTTGCCGAATCCGCACAGCGTGATGGTAGGTTTGGGCAACTCCTTGCCTTCCTTGAACAGCTTGCCCTGAGACCTCCACACAAGATGGTGCTGCTCCAACGGACTCGTCCTCCCGCATATCGGGCACCAGTCCATTCGTATCGTCGGGCATTGCATGAGCGGCCTGTAGATGGGCGGCATCGTATCATTCATATCCCGTGCTCCCGAACCCATCCGCCCCGCGCTCGGTCTCGTCAAGCTCGTCCACCCGCTCAAGCTCGACATGGATGTACGGCTGGATGATGATTTGGCACACCCTCGTGCCCATCTCAAGCACGACCGTCTTGTCGGTGATGTTGTGCAATGGCACGAATATCTCTCCCCTGTAGCCAGAGTCGATTACCCCGACGCAGTTGGCGAGGTTGACCCCCTGCTTCGATGCAAGGCCGCTGCGAGGGTAGACCAGTCCCACGCATCCTTTTGGTATGGCAACCCTCGCCCCCGTCCCCGCCATCGCGGTTCCGTGCGGCTTGATTGACACCGCGCTCGAAACCCTCAAGTCGATTCCTGCATCGCCCTCGTGGGCGTATCCGAGTTCGTACTCGCTTACGTATTCCATGTGTCTCCTTTAGTTCACTTAATCACAGGCCATTCATCGAAGAACACCCTCGGCTGATTCTCCGCCCATACCCTGAGCAGCTCGTCGGCGTTCATGTCGTACTCCCCGCACCACCAATCATGGACGGTGTACTCAGCATGTGGATACCTATGGCAAGCTCCCTCGCCATCCTTCACCCCCTGCCAGAGCGTGCAGGTCTCGCAGCACATCATTCGTCATCGCCTGCCTTCCTCTTGGCATGGTCGAGCACGACCTGCCACGGCGCGACCTGCCTATGACGGCACTCTGACGGCTCGAAGCTGTTGTCCTCGGCATCGTGGACAGCCCATTCTTCATCCCCGAAGAACTCGAACCAATCGGCGGTGAACCTGTAGCCGTCCCTATCGACCATCCTGTCCCCTCTGAGGATAGGCTCCTCGTCAGCATCGACTGGGCGCTTGACATACAGCTCCTCGACGTGGGCGTCGAACATGTCACGCGCCGTGACGAACCCCTCGTTGTAGATTTCAGCGGCCTGCTTTTCTATGCAGTCGGCGATTGCAAGCAATCTGTCCTTTGGGACGTGCGCTATCACCCCATCTTCATGTCTCACCCATATCGCTTCGTTGATGCTCTTGCGCAGCTCGTCGGTGATGGACGTTATGCGTCCAAAGTCCTCGTCGGTGGTGCTCATTTGACCTCCTTATCTTCGGGGAGATACCTGTCGAACAGGCTCACCCACCCGTCAATCTTGAACAGCCTCATGCCGTCTGGAACCTGCTCCACATCGGACGAGAACCTAACGTCCCCGACCTTCCCGCAGATTCGGCACCTCTCGGCGATTGGGTAGTAGATGTGCCTTCCCGTTCTGTTCGTGTAGTAGCAGTCGGCATCTACGACAACCCATTCGTACTCGTGCCTGTGGTCGCTTCTGATGCGCTTCTTGACGGCCTTCTTCTTCGGCCTCGGCTCGTCTGGGATGGGCGATGATTTGCGCCTTGCGACCTCCATCAGTCCCCTCCCGTTATCAGCAGCGTCATGGCTATAAGGGTCACCGTAGCGCCGACCCATGCGCCGATTAGGAACCTAAGCATCGGCCAGCCTCCTGCACCGCTCGACCAGTTCTGCATCCGTGTACTTCGGCAGCTCGCCGCCGATTGTGCGAAAGCCGCTCGATTCGCGGGCATCCTTGATGATGCGCTCCCATGAGTCGGGCTTGACGTGGCGCACTGATTTTGCGTCGAACAGCGTAGGCACATCCCATCCAGTCGGGAGCATGCTCACGTTCCAGCCGCCCTCGCACAGTTCGATTGCGACAACGGTTCCTGTTTCGCCGCTGATAATCTCGATGTTGTCCCCCATGTGGATGGGCACCCCGTCAGCGTCCACTGGGAGCTTGATGTACCCCATCTCGTTCTTATCGGCATCGATACCGTCGCAAACGCCCTTGGAGTAGGCTTTGTCGCACTCCTTATCGTGCCGCTTATCTATGCAGTCGGCGATGGCAAGGAGTTTTCCGTTCGGAATATGCACTACCCTGCCGTAATCCTCTTCCGTCCAGACCGCTCTAGCGTACTGCCTCAGCTCGTCAGTGATTCTCATTTGTTGCCTCCAATCAGCAAGAGATATACGATGATGGGCGCTGCCACGCAGATGCCCAAGCAGGCGAGCATTAGGTGTCTCTCGGTCATTCGTCCCCTCCCTTGTGGTTGAGTTTCCGCTCAATCTTCTCGATACGGCGCTCAAAATCATCCAGCATCGCTTGGTGCATCTCGACCATGCGGTGCAATACCTCGATGTGCTGCTCCGTGTAGAGGCTCTGTATCTCGCGCGGTTTGATGAACTCGCGCCGTTCCAGCTTGTCGCTCATTTCCTCGACCCCCAAGCACAGAAACCGTCGCGTCTCGTAGGACAATTGAAGTAGTCGCAACGGAAACATCTGAAGTCCGTGTCAGTGATGGGGTCGTTGAACGTCCGCTGCTCCATGTGCCTGCAATCCCTGCACCGCACTATCTCCTCGCGCAGCTCCCCGCCGTTGTCGTTGCAGATGATTCGCTCGCTCATGATTTCACCCCAGCTTCCTTCTGCACCGCGTACATGTACTGCCTGAACGCCCAGTGGCATCGCGTAAGTCGGTCAAGCGTCCATCTGTCGCTGCAATACCGCACGTCCCAGTACAGCTCCTTCAACCACTCGTCTGCGGTTCGCTTCTCCTCCTCGTCGGTCAGATGGAAGTGCTCCCAATTGCCGTCTGCGAGGTCATCCCATAGGATTCTCCTCGCCGCCTTCTTGAAGCCGAGGCTCTTCGCCACGCACGAGAACGTTCGGTGCCAGCTTTCCTCGATTATCTGCGGGGAAGAGCACCGCTGTGCGGTGCGGCAGAACGACATGCTCTGATGGTATGCCTGCTCCCATGTCTGCTCCCATCCTTGTGTCATACATCCACCCCCAGAGCTTCCATACGTAGCTCAAACTTCTCTAGCTTCTCGTGCAGCCCGTAAAGTCGATATGGCTTGTCCTCGGCTTTTAGCGCACGATACAGGTCAATGATTAGACGCACGAGAGATTCTTCGCGCCTCATCGCCTTGTCGCGCTCATGTTCGACCTCATCGCTTGGCAGATACCACAGGGAAACGCCGTCCTCGCGTACTGCCTTGATGCGTGCAGGAAAGCCCGTCTCCATATCGCCCTGCCAATAGGCGGGCAGCTGCTTGATGGAGTCGCAAACGCCGCGAAAGTCCCTCCCAAGGCTCATACATCCACCCCCAGCTCGTGCATGCGTTGAAAAGCACTCGTCAGGTCGCATGTTTCAGCTCCGAGCATCGGGCATTTGCGGCATGACGGTATGACATGGCATGCTTGGTC